GTGCTGATTGGCTATATCAGGGTATCAACAAATGACCAGAACACGGATTTACAGCGGGTTGCGCTGCAGAGCGCAGAATGTGAGCTGATTTTTGAAGACAGGATAAGCGGCAAAACCAGCGAAAGGCCGGGGCTGAAAAAGGCGCTGCGCTGCCTGCAGCCTGGCGACACGCTGATTGTGTGGAAGCTCGACCGGCTCGGCAGGAGTATGCGCCACCTGGTCATGCTGACGGAGGAGCTGCGCGAGCGTGGCGTTAACTTCCGCAGCCTGACCGACAGCATCGATACCAGCACGCCAATGGGCCGGTTTTTCTTTCACGTTATGGGCGCGCTGGCTGAAATGGAGCGCGAGCTGATAATAGAGCGCACCCGTGCGGGGCTGGCGGCTGCACGGGATAAAGGGCGCATTGGCGGCAGGCGTCGCATAATGACGCCGGACGTGATCGGCCGAGCCGAAAGAATGCTGGCGAACGGCGCAACGCTGCAGCAGATTGCGCTTGTGCTGGAGGTGTCGGTCAAAACCCTTTACCGGTACATACCGGCCGACAGGCAGCGCCAGATTATTAATTCTGTCTGCTGACTGACCAGCAAACCCTCATCAGATGCACTGCTAAACCTGACCTGACACCCTGAGCACACCCTCAAAACGGAGTGCATCAGATGTCTGATTATCATCATGGTGTCCGCGTCGTCGAAGTCAACGACGGCACGCGCACCATTACAACCGTATCAACCGCAATCGTGGGCATGGTCTGCACCGCGCAGGATGCGGATGCGGCAACCTTTCCGCTGAATACGCCGGTACTTATCACCAACGTACAGGGCGCTGTCGGTAAGGCTGGCAAAAAAGGCACGCTCGCCGCTGCGCTGCAGGCTATTGCCGACCAGTCAAAACCCGTGACCGTCGTCGTGCGCGTGGCCGAAGGTGCCGACGAAGCCGAAACCACGTCCAATATCATCGGCGGCACGGATGAAAACGGCCAGTATACCGGCATGAAAGCGCTGCTCGCCGCGCAGACCCAGCTCGATGTTAAGCCGCGTATTCTCGGCGTGCCGGGGCTGGACTCGCTGGCGGTGGCAACCGCGCTTGCCAGCATTGCGCAGCAGCTGCGCGCCTTTGCCTACGTTTCAGCGTGGGAATGCAAAACCATTTCCGAAGCCCGCCTGTATCGCCAGAACTTCAGCCAGCGTGAATTGATGGTTATCTGGCCTGATTTCCTTGCGTGGAACACTGCGACCAGTAAATCCGACACGGCCTATGCCACTGCCCGTGCGCTGGGCCTGCGCGCCAAAATCGACAACGACACAGGCTGGCATAAAACCCTGTCTAACGTCGGCGTCAACGGCGTGACCGGGATTTCCGCATCAGTTTTCTGGGATTTGCAGCAGACCGGCACCGACGCCGACCTGCTCAATGAGGCCGACGTCACCACGCTGATCCGTAAAGATGGTTTCCGCTTCTGGGGCAACCGCACCTGCAGTGATGACCCGCTGTTTCAGTTTGAGAACTACACCCGCACGGCGCAGGTGCTGGCCGACACGATGGCCGAGGCGCACATGTGGGCGGTTGATAAGCCGCTTACGCCGGTTCTGGTGCGCGAGATTATCGCGGGCATCAATGCGAAATTCCGCGAGCTGGTTAACGCCGGTTATCTGCTGGGTGCATCTGCCTGGTATGACGAAAGCGCCAACGATAAAGACACCCTGAAGGCGGGCAAGCTCTTTATCGATTACGACTATACGCCGGTTCCGCCGCTGGAAGACCTGACGCTGCGCCAGCGCATCACCGACACCTATCTGGCGAACTTCGCCGCATCCGTAAACAGTTGAGGAGCCGGATAAATGGCATTGCCACGCAAACTGAAGGGCATGAACCTTTTTAACAACGCCAACAGCTATCAGGGCGTCGTCACCGCCGTGACGCTGCCCAAGCTGGCGCGCAAGCTCGACCCGTTCCGCGCAGGCGGCATGAGCGGCGCGGCCTTTATCGATAACGGTCTGGAAGATGACGCGCTCGATGTTGAATGGAGCATCGGCGGCATCGATGAGCTGGTACTCACGCAGTGGGGCGCGTCTGACATTCCCCTGCGCTTTACCGGCTCTTACCAGCGCGACGATACCGGCGAGGAAATCGCGGTAGAGATTGAGGTACGCGGTAAGCATCAGTCGTTTGATTTCGGCGAAGCCAAACAGGGTGAAGATACCGAAACCAAAATCACCTCGAAAAACACCTATTACAAGCTGACCTTTAACGGCAAAGAGCTGATCGAAATTGACACCATCAACATGGTGGAGAAGGTCAACGGTGTTGACCGTCTTGAACAGCGCCGTAAAAACCTCGGCCTGGTATAAACCCTGACGCCAGCGCAAGTCGCTGGCTTTAACTGACTACAGTGAACAGAGAATAATCATGGAAAAGAAAGATAACGTTGTTGAGTTTGAAACCCCGCTGATGCGCGGCGAAGCCGAAATCAAAAGCGTGGAGCTGATTAAGCCGAATGCCGGTAGTCTGCGCGGCGTTCGCCTGGCTGATCTGTGCCAGTCAGATGTTGATTCCCTGCTGACCGTGCTGCCCCGCATTACCCTGCCAGCACTGACTAAGGCCGAATGTAACGCCCTTGATCCGGTTGACCTGATTGCGCTGGGCGGCAAGGTGATTGGTTTTTTGCAGTCGAAGTCGGACGAATAGACTGGCCGCACGGCCTGACGGTCAATGACCTGATGGCCGACATTGCCACGATATTTCACTGGCAACCTTCCGAGATGTACGACATGCCGCTGGCCGAGCTGATGGGCTGGCGGCATAAAGCCTTTATCCGCAGCGGAGCGACCCCGGATGAGCAATAACCTTAAAGTGCAGGTGCTGCTGAATGCGGTAGACAAAGCTTCGCGGCCCTTCAAAGCCGTGCAGACCGCTGCCAAAAATCTGTCGTCTGATATACGCCAGACGCAGACGACGATTAAGGAACTGGACGCGCAGGCGGGGAAAATTGATGGCTTCCGCAAGGCCAGTGCGCAGCTGGCCGTCACGCAGCAGAGCCTCAAAGACGCAAAGCAGGAGGTAGCAGCGCTGGCCGTGCAGTTTAAAAACACGGAGCGCCCGACGACACAGCAGGCCCGCGCACTGGAAAAAGCCCGTCAGGCAGCGTCTGAGCTGCAGACGAAGTCCAACAGCCTGCGCCTTTCGGTGCAGCAGCAGCGCGAGGCACTTAACGCAGCGGGGATTTCCACTAAAACCCTGAGCAGCGAGCAGCAGCGACTGAGAACCGCCTCGGCGCAGGCGACCGTCAGCCTGAGCCGTCAGAAGATGGAGCTGCAGCGGCTGAATGCACAGCAGGAGCGGCTGAATCAGACCAGCGAACGCTACCGCAAAGGGCAGGAGCTGTCCGCGAAAGTTCGCAACGGCGGCGCAGCCGGTGTCGGCGCAGCAACGGTCGGAGCTGTGGCCGCTTCATCCGTGCTGCGTCCTGGCTATGATTTCGCCCTGGCGAACTCCACACTTCAGGCAACTCTTGGCCTCGATAAAAAGTCGCCTGAGTTTCAGTCTCTGAGAACCCAGGCACGCAGCATCGGCGACAACACCGCAGCTTCAGCGAACGATGCCGCGCAGGCGCAGATAGTAATAGCCAAAGCAGGTGGCAGTGTTGATGACATTAAGGCGGCAACGCCTGTTACGCTGAATATGTCACTCGCCAACAACCAAACAATGGAAGACAGTGCAGAGCTGCTGATGAGCACTAAAAACGCTTTCGGCCTGGCTAATAGCGAAGTCGCTCATCTGGGCGACGTGATTTCCGCCACCCTCAATGGAACAGCTACAAAGTTTCAGGATCTGAGCGATGCAATGCCCTATGTCGCTTCAGTCGCTAAAAATGCCAAAGTCAGTGCCGAGCAGACGGCGGCGATGATTGGCGCGCTGGCAAATAATGGCACTACTGGCAGCATGGCTGGTACAGGTATTCGCGCGATGCTGCTGCGCGTGCAGGCACCGACTGGCGCAGCCTTTAAGGCCATAAAGGAACTGGGCGTCAACACGGCTGACAAAAAAGGCAACATGCGACCCTTCTTCACCATCCTGAAGGAGATGCAGAAATCTTTTGAAAAAAACAAACTCGGTGATGCGCAGCAGGCCGAATACCTGAAAACCATATTCGGGGAGGAGGCCGCGTCTTCAGCGGTGACGCTGATGAAATCTGCATCCAGCGGTGAGCTTGACAGGCTGACTAAGAATTTCCAGAACTCTGATGGCAGCACAGAAAAGCTGGTCAAAGTGCAGCAGGACAATCTCGGCGGCGACTTCAATGAAATGCAGTCAGGCTATGAGGCGCTGGGCACAGATATTTATGATCAGATGGACAGCAGCCTGCGCACACTTACCCAGGACACAACGAAATTTCTGCTCAATATAGATAAGTGGGTACAGGCAAACCCGGTTCTGTCAGCGGGCCTTGCTAAAGCGGCAGCGGCTGGACTGATTTTTGTGGGCGCGCTGGGCGCTATCGGGCTGGTAGCCTGGCCGGTGATTGCGGGCGTAAATACCCTGATTGCCGGTGCTGGGTTCCTCGGCACGGCATTCAGTATCGCTGGCGGAGCTATCACGGCCGCGCTCGGCGCTATCACGCTGCCGGTGGTGGCCGTCGCGGCGGCAATCGTGGCCGGGGCGCTACTGGTGCGCAAATACTGGGAGCCTATCAGCGCCTTTATAGCAGGCATGGCCGAAGGGTTTATCGCAGCGATGGGGCCGATCAGTGATTCCTTCGGTTCGCTGAAGCCGGTTTTTGAGTGGGTAGGTGGCAAGGTCAAAGAGTTGTGGGACTGGTTCGGCAAACTGCTGGAGCCGGTGAAATCCACGCAGACCGAACTTGCCGCCGCCGGAGACATGGGTAAGAAGTTCGGCAACATGCTGGCCGAGGCGCTGAAAATCCCGAGCCACGCGCTCGATCAGCTTATGGGCGGCATCAACTGGGTGCTGGATAAGCTCGGCATTATCGACACGAAATCCGATGGCCTGAAAGACAAAGTACCGTCTCCTGACCCGGTAGCGACCGGCGGCGCGGGCGCAGATACCGGCGGGCTGCAATACAACATCGCCTACGGTGGCGCGCCTTACCGCCCGGTTTCAGCCCCGTCAGCCGGGGGCGGATTCACCGACCGCAGCCAGAATACCTATCAGTATGAAATCAACATGCATGAGGGTATGACCAAAGATGACGCAATGGCGCTGATGGCGCAGCACCAGGCTAAAGAGCAGCGCAACCGCCAGGCACAGAACCGCAGCAAAATGGGCTGGGAGGATTAAACGATGATGATGATTTACGGCATGATGCCGTTTATGCGGCAGACCCTGCCTTACGGGGATATGCAGCAGAATATCGATTACCGCTGGCCCACTAACAGCCGGTTCGGGCAGCGTCCGTCGGCGCAGTTTATCGGTCCGGGCGATGAAAAAATTACGCTTTCCGGTGAGCTGCGCCCGGAAATCACGGGCGGCTCGGTGTCGCTGATGACCGTCCGCCTGATGGCCGACGAGGGGATGGCATGGCCGCTGATTGGCGGCAGCGGCATGATTTACGGCATGTACGTGATCGAGAGTATTTCTAACACCTTCAGCGAGTTCTACCCCAACGGAACGGCCAGCAAAATCATGTTTACCCTGAGCCTTAAGCGCGTGGATGAGTCGCTTACCTCTATGTTTGGCGATCTGAAGAAACAGGCTGACGGGCTCATCAGCGGCTCAAGCAATCTGCCAGGGCAGCTCACATCAGCAATTGACGGCGTGAAGTCGGCGGCTGGTAGCCTGATTTCAACTGCAGGGGGGCTGCTCGGATGATCGGGATAAGCAGCCTGCCGGTGCAGGCCGGGGCGCAGCTGACGCCGGATTTCATGCTCAAGGTTAACTCCAAAGACGTCACAACCAATATCCGGGATCGCCTTATCTCGATGACACTGACCGATAATCGCGGCTTTGAGGCTGACCAGCTGGATATTGAGCTGGACGACGCCGACGGGCAGCTGGCTATGCCGGTGCGCGGCGCAGTGATAACGCTGTTTCTCGGCTGGAAAGGCCAGACGCTTTTCGGGAAAGGTAATTTCACGGTGGATGAGGTAGAGCACCACGGCGCGCCGGACACCATGACCATTCGTGCCCGCAGCGCTGACTTCCGTGGCTCGCTCAATTCCCGTCGGGAGGTGTCCTATCACGACACAACCCTGGGGAAAGTCGTGACGCAGATAGCCGCGCGCAATAACTTAAAGCCCATGCTGGCCGATGGCTTCGCCGGAATTGCCGTGGCTCATATCGACCAGACGCAGGAAACTGACGCTAAATTCCTGACGCGCCTCGCCACGCTGTACGGCGCGGTTGCGGCAGTAAAGGCCGGGCGGCTTCTGTTTATAAAGCCCGGTAACGGCGTCACTGTCAGCGGCAAGCCGATTCCGCAGATGACTATCACGCGGCAGGATGGCGACCGGCACAGCTTCAGCATTGCCGACCGAGGCGCATACACCGGCGTCTCTGCTAGCTGGCTGCATACTAAAGACCCGAAGCCAAAGAAAGTTAAGGTGAAGCGTAAGCCGAAGGTAAAGCACCTGCGCGCGCTGGAGCACCCCGCGGCTAAAAAGAAAAAGGTGACTGCGACCAAAACACCGGAGGCCAGAGAGGGCGATTATCTCGCAGGGACTGAAGACAACATTTTTACGCTGACGACCGTGTATGCGACGAAAGCGGCCGCGATGCGGGCGGCTAAAGCAAAGTGGGATAAGCTGCAGCGCGGCGTCGCTGAGTTCTCGCTTACGCTCGCGATGGGGCGTGCCGACCTGTACCCGGAGACACCGGTCAGGGTGAGCGGCTTTAAGTCGGTGATCGATGCGCAGCCGTGGATTATCAGCAAAGTGACGCACAGCCTTTCAAGTGGAGGCTATACAACACAACTTGATTTCGAGGTATTGCTATCTGATGTTGAGTACACGGCAGAAGAGGATGGCGTAGCAGGTGAGGATGAGGTGTAAATGAGATGAAACTTAAATTTGCAAAATCAAGTTTGATTATTCAAAATACAAGCAGCCGCCACCGCTTCGCCATCTAAAGGATTATTGATCATGATGCACTGCCCGTTATGCAGCACCGCAGCTCACGCTAAAAGCAGCCGCTATATCTCCAAAGAAACAAAAGAGCGTTACCATCAATGCACCAACATCAATTGCAGTTGTACTTTTAAGACGCACGAGGCACTAGCGGGGATTATCGTAAGTCCGGGGCAGGTGAACAAAGTGATGCTCCATGTACATCAAGAGCAGCAGCCATTACAGTTGCACTGAATGAAGCCCGCGAAAGCGGGTTTTTTTATGCCCGCTGCCATCGAAAATTTTCTGCTGCCATTTTGCTGCCATGTCAAAAATATAAAGGCCATATCTAAACTTAAGTGTTTGAATAATAATATAAAAATCAATGAAAATGTTTATAAATTCAGTATAGCCTGTTTTAAGGCTGGAGCGCTAAGGGTCTGACAGGTAAACTCCCCCTAATCCTATTCTCTGACGTTGGTGTCGGCGTGGAACTGAAAGCAACCTCCATGGGCAAACGGCTTGCCCAGCATCCTTATAATCGGGTCCGTCTGATGGCGGCTGGCGTGGAAGTTAGTGGCGATAAGCATGAGTATCTGATCCCCTTCAATCAATTGCTGGATATTACCTGTAAGCGCGGGCTGGTGTGGGGAGAGCTGGAATTTTTGCTGGCGGATGAAAAAGTGGTCCGGCTGCATGGGACAGAATGGCAGGAAACGCAGCGTTTTCACCACTATCTGTTGCAATCCTGGCAGCAGTGGAGCCTGGAGATGAGTGAGGTGTGTCGCGAGGTGTTACAGGCGCTGCGCAGCGATATTGAAACGTTCACTACTCAGGATCGCTGGTTAAACCGTGGCGAACTGCTGGCGCTGAAAGCGAAGATCGTGAAACAGTTTGATGCCTTACCCTTGCCACTCACCCGACTCGGCGAGTTTGCGCAGTGTCGCGATGACTGGGAATGTTGTCAGCGCTGGCTGGAGCAGGGCGAAACGGCGCTGCAACAGCGCAATCGTGACTGGACCGCCGACATCCTGACGCGCTATCACGACTTCTTTGCCCGCGTGGAAAGCACACCACTCAATACCTCGCAGTGCGAAGCCGTGGTAAATGGCGAAGCCTCACTGCTGGTACTGGCCGGTGCCGGAAGCGGTAAAACCTCGGTGCTGGTAGCGCGGGCAGGCTGGCTGATGCAGCGTAAGCTGGCCAGCGCCGATCAAATCCTGCTGCTGGCGTTTGGCCGGCAGGCGGCAGAAGAGATGAACCATCGCATCCAGTCGCGACTGGGTGCCAGCGATATTCAGGCGCGAACCTTTCACTCGCTGGCCCTGCACATTATTCGTGAAGGCAGTAATAAGCAGCCGGCGATCAGCAAGCTGGAGAGTGACCCGCAAGCCCGCCGCGAATTACTGATCCACCACTGGCGTCAGCAGTGCAGCGAAAAAAAAGCCCAGGCGAACGGCTGGCGGCAGTGGCTGCGTGAGGAGCTGGAATGGGATCTGCCGGAAGGTGCTTTCTGGCAGGATGACAAACTGGCTAACCGACTGGCCACCCGGCTGGAGCGCTGGCTGAGTCTGATGCGGATGCACGGCGGCGCGCAGGCAGCGATGATCGACGACGTGCCTGACGAGATCCGTGAGCTGTTCAGTAAGCGTATTAAACTGATGGCTCCGCTGCTGAAAGCCTGGAAGAGCGCGCTGAAAGAGGAAGGGGCGGTCGATTTCTCCGGCCTGATTCATCAGGCGATTGCGATTCTGGATAAGGGCCGGTTCATCAGCCCGTGGAAGCATATTCTGGTCGATGAATTTCAGGATATCTCGCCGCAGCGGGCAGCACTGCTTACTGCGTTACGTCAGCAGAATAAGCGCACCTCGCTGTTCGCGGTTGGGGATGACTGGCAGGCGATCTACCGCTTTAGCGGTGCAGAGATGACGCTGACCACGGCGTTTCATCACTATTTCGGCGAAGGCGATCGCTGCGTGCTCGATACCACCTACCGCTTTAACGATCGCATTGGTGATATCGCCAATCGTTTTGTGCAGCAAAACCCACAGCAGTTACGTAAACCGCTCAACAGCCTGACCAAAGGCAATAAAAAATCGATTTCGCTGCTGCCGCAGGATCAGCTTGAGGGACTCCTCAACAAGCTTAGCGGCTACGCGAAACCGGAGGAGCGCATATTGCTGCTGGCGCGTTACCACTATCTGCGTCCTGAACTGATGGAGAAGGCAAAGACCCGCTGGCCAAAGCTCAATCTGGATTTTATGACAATTCATGCCAGTAAAGGACAGCAGGCGGATTATGTCATTTTGCTCGGCTTACAGCAGGGCAAAGAGGGTTTTCCCGCCGAGGCGCGCGAATCGATCATTGAACAGGGTCTGTTACCGCAGCCGGAAGCCTTTCCCGACGCAGAAGAGCGACGTCTGGCCTATGTGGCGCTGACGCGAGCGCGTCAGCAGGTATGGCTGATGTTCGATAAAGCGCAGCCGTCGGTATTCGTCGCGCAGTTCCGCGAACTCGGTGTCCCGGTGCTGCGCAAAGCCTGA